CTATTAGCACACCCGATAGTATTAATGCGCTAAGTGAAGATGCTACACCAACGCTGTCTGCAGACCTAAACTTAAATTCATTTGATATAGTTGGACTAGGCAATATCTTTATCAGTGGCGATATATCAGCTCAGAGTTTAGAAGGTCCGTTGATAGGCAATGTAACCGGTAACGTAACCGGTAATGTGCTGGGCAATGTAACAGGCAACTTGACAGGTAGTGTACTTGGCAACTTAACAGGCAACGTAACTGGTAATGTAACTGGCGACCTAAGTGGCGATGTAACTGGCAACTTGTACGGTAATGTTGTAGGAAATGTAACGGGCAATGTTGGCGGCAATGTACTTGGTAACTTAACAGGTAACGTATTAGGTAATGTAACAGGTAACTTAGCAGGCAATGTAACTGGTAATGTAACAGGTGATGTACTTGGTACTGTATACGGATCAGTAGTTGGTACAGTTAGCAGTATTGCAAACCATGGATTAGGCGCTCTTAACAATGTTGATTTAGTTACTACTGCTCCAACAAACGGTCAAGCATTGGTGTATAACGCAGTTATATCTAAATGGATTCCTAGCAGTGTTGCAAGCGGCGGCACTCCTAGCAGTGGATTAGATTTTGGATCTTTTGGTGCACCTGCAGGGTTTACACTAGATCTAGGTGTTTTTTAAGGATTAGGGGAAAATAATGGCTTTACAAATACGTCGAGGAACGAACGCCCAACGACAGCTAATGTCTGGGATCAATACACCTGCGGCAGGAGAACTGTTGTTCGTAACAGACTGGGCAACAGCAGGCGTTGGCCCCGTATGGATCGGCGATGGCACAACTGCCGGCGGTATAGAAGTATCTGGAGGTGGTGGAACAACCCCTACTCCAACATACCTACTGTCAGCACCTAGCTTAACTGTAGACGAAGGTGATGCATTAACTATCACATTAACTACAACTAATGTTACTAACGGCACTACTATTCCGTATACTATTACGGGTGGTACTGGATTTACAGCAGCAGACATTGGATTGTCTGTGCTAACCGGTAACTTCAACGTAAGTAGCAACACAGCCAGCATTAATCTAAACATAGCCAGCGACTTCTTAACAGAAGGACCTGAAACATTCACATTAACGTTGAATTCAATAACTCCCGTAGCTGCTATAACAATAACAGTAAACGACACAGTAACTGCCGTTATTTCGGGCGGTGGGCCAGGCGACACTGTGTTTGATTTTATAGTGGGCGGCGGTGACCCAACAACTACACTATTTGACACGATAATAGACGGTGGTACACCTGCGTAAGCTCAAAATATGCTAAATAACAAAGATAGAGGATTTAAGACATGCCCCAACAAATTATATTAAGAAAAGGTACCGCAGCAGCTTGGACAGCAGCTGGGTCTGTTGTTTTAGCACAAGGCGAACCAGGCTTTGAAACCGACACCGGTAAACTGAAAATTGGTAACGGTACACTAGCGTGGACAGCACTTGGATACGTTAATCCAACGTTCCCCACTATTCCGTCAAACCTAGCTGATCTACTTGACGTTGCTGAAACTGCGCCGTCGTTAAATCAAGTTCTAAAATGGAACGGCACCGCTTGGGCTCCGGCAGCTGATGCCACCGGTGGCGGTGGCACAGGTGCAACCACACTTGATGAGCTAACTGATGTAGCAATCACCGGTACACCCTCAACAGGACAAGTGTTATCATATGACGGTGCGACCTGGACCAACAGTATTGTACCAACTGAATCATTGGATCTTACAGATCTTAGAGACGTAAATATTAATTCGGGAACGCTGGCCACTGGCCAAGTGCTGAAGTACAACGGCAGCAGCTGGTCAGCTGCTGCTGACAACAACACGACTCAAACATTAACAGGCAGTGCTCTTCCAGGCAATGGCGTCAATATGGCATTGAGCGGCGGTGGCGGCAGCTTTAAACTAGTGCCGGGAACTGCTAACATTTCTTTTGCAGTCACTGGTAATGATATTACTGTTTCTACAACTGATCGCGACACAACTTATGCTTTTAGTTCATATACTGAAACTGGCGTAACAGGATTGCGATTAAGAAATACAGTAGCTTTGACCAACGTAGATATACCGTTTCCTGATACTGCAACTTCTGTTGTTACTAGAGGTGCCGGCGGCGCATTGAATATCAATGCTAGAAATACTCGTTACACGCAAACTCTTACTGCAACTGCTAGTGGAGTTGACTTTATAACAGAAGGCAACCCTGAAGCGTTTGGTCTAGGGGCCACGTTGGCACTTGGTACTAATATTGTAACATTGACCACTGGAACAACTCTAGGATTGTATCCTGGACTATTATGCAGTGTTACTGCCGGTACCGGTGCGTTTGGTACTAACGCTCTTATTGTCTCTGTTGATTCTGATACACAACTTACAATGAGTGTTAATCACGCTACCGCTGGCTCGGTAACATTTAGCTCTCGTTACAGAAAGAATATTGCATTTGCAGGTACTCCAGATTTAAGCATTACCAATCCAAGCGGCAATACTATTACTTTTGACACATTGAGTAAAGTTAATACAGGTGTTGTAGGCAGGATTGCTACATATACCGACAGTGGCGACTTACGATCAGTACAATCATCCAACGATGGACTTACTTGGGATCAAGCAACACGTTACCTAATAGTAACTAGCGGACGTTTAGCACTACGTCAAACAGATCTACAGATGTTGCACAACAGCTACGGTACTGGTTTAAGAAGTGACGGATTGCAGTATGCACAATACTTTGCTGGTGCAGACAGTAGAGCATGGAACATTATTAGAGCTAGAGGTACTTCAACTGTACCAGCTTCGATAAATTCAGGTGACGAGCTATTTGAGTTAAGAGCATATGGACAGTATGGCACAGCATTAGCAGACTTAACTATTGCTGCTAACATGCGATTTATTGCAAGAACTATTACTCCAGGTTATGTTGGTGCAGATATTATATTTGCTAACGGTAACGGTTCTGCAACAGCTAGTCCAAGTCTTATCATTCGTGAAACTGGCGATGTGGAAATTAACAGCATCAGTGCTATTGGCGTAGGCGGTAATGGTGATTTAGTATTAGCTGGTATTGGGACTGGTACAGTTCGATTACCAGCAGGCGCCACAGTGGGTGGTGTACCGATAGGTTCTGTTGTATTAAAAGGCACGTTGACTGGTGCAGCACTGACTGCATTAACTGGTATGGTTACTGGCGATGCTTACGTATGTTCGTCAACTAGCGGTATATTTATTGCACAACACATTCATTTGTATAGTGGCTCTGCATGGAACGACCTAGGTTCATTCCAGGGTCCAGCTGGTACTAATGGCGCTGCAGGTACTAATGGTACTTCTGCTACTATTGCAGTAGGTACAGTGACCACTGGAGCTGCTGGTTCAAGTGCAACAGTAACCAATGCTGGTACTTCATTAGCTGCTACATTTAACTTTGGTATTCCACGCGGTGATACAGGTGCAACAGGCGCAGCCGCTACTATTGCAGTAGGTACCGTAACAACAGGCGCTGCCGGCAGCTCTGCTATAGTTACCAATACTGGAACAAGTGGCGCGGCGGTATTTGCCTTTACTATTCCAGCAGGTGCCGATGGTGCCGATGGTGCCGATGGCGTTGACGGACAAACAGTTCTTAACGGTGCAGTTGATCCAACAACAGAAGGCGTTAACGGTGACTTCTACATCAATACAGTAAGTGATCAAATCTTTGGACCAAAAGCAGCAGGTGCATGGGGTACAGGTACTTCATTAGTAGGACCAGCTGGTTCTAATGGTGCAAACGGACAAGGAGTTCCAACAGGCGGAACTACAGGTCAGTTGCTTTCTAAAGTAAACAGCACTGATTATAATACAACATGGGTAACTCCATCTAGTGGTGACTTATCAGGACCTGCAAGTGCAACAGACAATGCCATAGCAAGATATGATTCAACTACTGGAAAGTTAACACAAAATAGTTTAGTAACTATTTCAGACTCGGGTGCTATTACTGCTCCGAGTACTGGCAGTGTTATTCCATTCTACTTTGCTAATCAAGCAGCATTTCCTGCAGCATCAACAAGTCACGGTGCTGTAGCACACAGTCATGCAGATGGAAAAATGTATTTTGCACACAGCGGCACATGGAGCGCATTGGCCAATGCAACTGACCTTGTTAATACAACATATGGCATTAGTGCAGAAACTGCAACAGGCGGAGTAAACCTACGCTTAACAGGCAGTGATGCAGTTACAGACAATGTTAAACTAACTGCTGGTACAAACATTACATTAACAAGAACTAGTGCTGATGAAATCACTATTGATGCCGCAGGCGGTGGTGGCGCTGCTAGTAACAGCTTTGCAACTATTGCAGTAGCTGGACAAACTAGTGTGGCTGCAGACAATGCTACTGATACATTAACACTGGTTGCTGGTACTAATATTACTATTACTACTGATGCAACTACAGATGCTATTACTATTAACTCCACTGCTAGCGGTGGTGGTGCAATGGCAACCAGAGCTGCACTAAATGGCACATCTGGTTCATTAGCAGCAGACGGCGTTGGTACTATTAACATTACTGGCTACAAGTCTTACATGTTAATGAAAGTGGCAACTTCAGCCGCTGCTTGGGTAAGAATCTACACTAGTGAAGCAGCAAGAACTGCTGATGCATCTAGAACAGAAGGAACTGATCCTGCTCCAGGTGCTGGTGTTATTGCTGAAGTTATTACTACAGGTGCTCAGACTGTATTCATCAGTCCGGGCGCACTAGGATGGAATGACGAAACAGTTGTTACAACTAATATTCCAGTAAGAGTAACAAACAAAAGCGGGGCAACAGCAGCAATCACGGTTACACTAACTGCATTACAACTAGAAGCTTAATATGACACAACTCAATAGAGAATACGTTGTCACACTCAAAAATAAAGATGAGTTAGGCAAGTTCTATGAAGACATGGAGACTGAGGGCACATTTGATTATGTACCCAGTCGAGCTGTTGAATGTGCTAACAAAAGAGAAATCAGTAGAAATACACACTACTTGATCAGCAATGAAGAAGCAGCCGTATTACAAAATGATCCACGAGTTGAAGCAGTTACATTAGTTGCAAAGTTACAGGGTGTCAAATCAATACTTCATGCAGACCAAACTGCTACATGGAGCAAAGCCGGTTCTATTGCAGTTGATCAAAAAAACTGGGGTCTTTACAGAACTGGTTTAGAAAACAACATTGAAGGATGGGGCAGCGAAACTGGTACAGGTAATCAATCAGCAACTGTTAAGTTTACAGCCACTGGCGCAAATGTAGATGTTGTAGTGCTTGATGAAATCGCCTATGCAGATCATTTAGAGTTTTCAGGTAGAATGCAAGAATACGATTGGTTTGCCAATCACAACTTAACGGCATGGCCTTTAAACCCAAATGCCAACTACGTATACAAC